TTTCTTCTATTTTCTCGGCACTTGCTTCCGGCACACCCATCTTGGACGCCACCATTTTGACCGCCATTCCGGCGAGGGGGCCGCCCGCAGCTTCAGCAACAGTGGGTGCTAGGGACTTAAGTAACTTGCCGATTTTAATCATGCGTCAGAGTTTTCTTCTTCGACAATAGCGTCAATCGTGTCACAAACATCCGGTACGACTACGCCCGTAGTGGCAGACAGTGCGCCTCGTCCTACGGCTCTCATGCCTTTGTAGAATTGAGAGCAGTAAACTTCTTTGTTTGCTTTGACTTGCTCTACCGTAGTACAAGAAGCCATAAGCAGGGCTACACTAAATATCAACGCCAGTTTTGCCATTTTTCTGGTCCTCCAAAAACTTAACTAAGCGGGCTTTATACCCGTCCATAAAGTGGTCTGAGATGCGGTCTTTTATACCCCGATCCTTCTTGCGAAGGTATGAAGAGGGGTTGATATAGTCTACTCCGCCATTTGAGAAGTACAGCATATCTTGAGACTTGCTAGGGCCGTAACAGAGACGGGGAATTCTAGCCACAGCATCGCTGCCGTTAACACAAGAAATTTGAGTATCAAGAGTCATTGGCTTTTTAAAACCTTTAAAGAAGGTATTAGGCTTTCCAAAGGTAACTAAATTTATGTTGTCGTGCTTACCGTTTAACTTAGCTGCCGACAGTTCTGCCAAGGCCCCACCTAAACTATGCCCGCAGATTAGGGTGCGTTTTTTGGGGTCTATGTGTTTTTCAACTTCTTTCCAAACAGAAGCGTGAGCCGCAACAAACCCGCCGTGGCACAGCCTACCGGCATAAGGCACAGGCACAACCAAAGCATCGGTTAGCCAATCGCGCCCCTGCTGTGTGCCTCTGAAAGCTATAATATCTATGGACTTTCGTTTTGCTACATATACAGTAGTCGATGTCCATTTACTTTCAATTTTGATAGCGTCTTTATTCTTTTCTTTGTAGGCATTCATTGCCCAACTTACAGCCATATTTAACAAAACAGGATCAAGTTTCATTTGTCAGCCTTACCTTCTAAGCGCTTAAATATGGCGCCGAGCATTTCTTTAATCTCTCGAATGTCCTCACGGTAATCGTCTTTAGCCACGTATTTTTCCGGTATCTGCTTCATGTCGGCATCGATTCGATCTAACAAAGTAAATATACGAGTGTAGGCCCACGCAGCCAAAAACCCCGCTATAAGGATTACCGCGTCAAATATAACCTGCCCTGTAAGTTCCATTATTCTACCGCCACGTTTGTGATCGCCATAGCTACAACAAAAACTGTTGCAACAGTGCCTATTATTGCCGCCACATCAATCATTGCGGCTCTAGTTTCTGCTTTAGCCTTAGCGTCTGCAATCCGCATATTTCGTATTTTAGTTCTTTCTTTGAGCATGTCGTGCCAGAGATTTGCGTTGCCCGTCCAGTAGAACAAATCCTTTAATTCTTTTTCGAGTTGTTGAGCCTTTTTCTTCTGGAGCGTTATCTCAAGAGCCTGACTTTCAACTGACTTGCCGCCGAACAGTTTTTCTATCTTGCTAGGATTGGTAGCCTTTTGTTCGAGTACACTGACCTCTTCCCGCGCATCCCAGAACTTACTCAAAGCTCTGGTCATGTCCCCCAATTCTTTGCCCTCGTTTACCGCCGTCTTCATAAAACGGTAGGCCGAAGAGCACATCTGTACTGCCGCTATAATCTCTGCTGCCATCAGTAAATCCTTATCCCATCTTGCTTTGGGTCTACTAAAAGCGGCTTACAGTAAGCTGAGATCGGACTAGATGTGCTAGGTGTTGTACGTCTTTGCAGTCTGTTTGCAAAATAATTACAGCGATTTAAGTCGTAAAAGCACATCGCCTGATCACAAGTTTCAGACGCTTGATCACCTCCTATAATCAGAACCAAGACAAACACATGAATCACTTGTCATCCTACCAGTCCCACTCGTTGTAGGCATACACACCCATCTGGTGTATCGGGAAGATGTCAGCGCGGATTAGTATGTCCAGTGGCGCGCAAATCCCCATTTTAATCACGTGAGCCAACATGTTTTTAGCCCCTGCTTCCGCAGCACGCTGTATCATCGCTTCTAGCTCTAACTCGGTCATCTCATGGGTACTCCTACTGCTTGGCTGTTTAGGTTAAACCCACCTTATAAAAACTTTGAGAGTATAAACGCTCTTGTTGGGTCTTTGTCGAATTTAAAGTCTGCGTACTGCCCATTTTTATCTACAAAGTGCATAAACATCTGCGACAAAAAATAGTCTTCCGTTGCTTCGCACTTGTCACGCCAATGCAATACCTCGCATCCTTTATATACAACTGCGTCGCCAACATCTAGCTCAACGTAAGAACCCTCAATCGCTATAGGCCAAGAGTAGTCCTCAGACTCGTTTAGCTTAATCGTCGCAGATATTTCACAAGACGGACGATCTTTATGCGGCTCTAGCACATTACCATTTTTGTAAATCCGTGCATAAATATAGGTCGGAAGAAGGGTGTATCCCGTCATTTCTTCCATCTTTTTTGTGTAGTCTATGTATAAAGACTCTAGAATAGGCTCATGAGAAAATATACAAGCGGCATCAGGTATCTGCGGGTCTGTTGTTTTTTCTCCGGTAGAGTTCTTTATTTCTTTTCTGACATGCAAATAGTTAGACAAAAAAGCCGCCAACTCTTTAGGCATAAAGTTTTTTATAACCGCATACCCTTTTTCTTCCAAAATAGCAGAAGTTTTTTCTTGCATATTGGTTACCTAAAGGCCGGTCCGTGAACCCAAACAACTAAAGAATACCTAGTTCCTGCTGTAACAGGAGTTACACCATGTAGTATGTAACTAGGAAAACAACAAAGTAGCCCTTTTTCTTTCTCGATAGTGATAGGATCATGCCCCGTATGTAGTTTTAACTCTCCGCCTTCATAATCTTTCGCATCTGAGAGTTGCAATACAAGGGAAAGTTTTCTCGCAGTTTTAGTGTACACTTTATCCAAATGGGGTTCGTATTTAGCCCCACCGCCACCATAAATAGTGAACTGCAAGCCCTCAAACATACCCATTAAATGGAAATTAAAAAACTTATCGTTTGCATGTGTTATGCAGTCCGTTAGTTTACGGAACAACCACTCTGTTTCCTCACTTGGAGTTATCCAAGAAACTTCCGCTTTCCTTATGTTTTCATCTAGCGTTTGCTCGTTAGATACTTCTGCTTTTTTGACTTGTTCGGCCAACCCTATATCTATAATTTTTTGGATTTCTTCGTCTGTAAAGGCATCTTTTACCCAAGCATAATTTTCAATGTCGTCCTGTAATGGGTCCTGAGTTAGCGGCCACATACTAAACATTTACCGGAATAGTAGGTAACTCGTAGTTGTCAGCATCCCAGCCCTCGGAATTAACAACCGTTGGTACGTTTCTGAGCAACTGCCTATAACTTATCCACGCTTGTTTTTGCGCCTCGGTATAGCCTTCCCATAAATCGTTGGCTATAAGGGCGTCGCTTTCTAGTAAAAGCATATGCGCTTGGTCTATAAAATGTCGTTTAATTACTGCTACATCTTGCGGGGGCAGTTCAAAACCCCCGTTGTTAAAAAGCCAACCTTTATTGACAGGAGTATCTTCGGGTAGTTTTACCCACCCTTCTGCTGTACCTACTTCTTCTGTGGCAACAGCGACGTTTTTCACGACGCCCAACTCAATAATAGCGTATTTATAAATAGTCATTTTATTTCCACCTACCAAGTAGTAACTCTGATTAATCCGGGACCGCCTGAAGCACCGCTACCGACAGTAGGTGTGCTTGTTCCGGGACGCCCGCCGCCACCGCCGCCGCCGCCACCGGCGTAACCACCTGTTCCCCCATTACCCGCATTAACTGTTCCGGGACCGGTATCCGTAGCACCACCGCCGCCACCACCGCCCCATTGTATTTGACCTCCGGGAGCGCCGTTTCGTGTAGGACTACTAGTGGGGTACGACCCGCCAAAAGCACCGCCGCCTTTAGCAAGGGTGTTGGTTCCACCGTCTCCGCCTTCCATATTACCTATGGGTCCGGCACCATCTCCCATACCGCCGCCGCCACCACCGGCACCGCCGTAAACGGAACCACTTCCGTTTGCTACTTGATTAGACCCCGGACTGCGCTTGTAACCTCCGGGACCACCTGCAAGATAGCCCCATTGCCCTACGTTCGAAGCGGTTCCGCTTTGAAGTACCTCAGCACTTTGGAAAATACCAATACGGGTCGTGTACGTACCTACTGGTCCGGGAATGTCACCTGCTATTTTAGCGGCATTCCAAGCGTCTTCTACCGTTGATGGATAGTACCTACCTGTGATTTCATCCCCCCAAGCTAGACCACCACGGTTGCCAAAAGGCCAAGTGGGGGTATTTGAACTACCGCCACCGCCCCCGTATGTTGATATCCAAGTGCCAAAGTTAGAGTTACCTCCGGGAGTTCCAGCATTGTTACCTGTATTACCAACTTTTACGCCGCCTGCCCCGCCTGCGCCTATCACAACGGGTTCTGTGCTACCCAAATCGGAGGCTTTAAAGAAACGAGTAAAATAGCCGCCGCCACCACCACCTTCACCTCCGGGACTTAACGGTCCGGGGTCTGTACGACCGCCTTCTCCACCGCCACCAGCGGACCAAACCTCTACCTTAACGTAGTTTGCCCCTGCGGGTTTAGTCCAAGTGCCAGAGCTAGTAAACTCTTGGAAGTCAACGCCCCCACCGGCATCCACCCACTCTAGCTGAGTCCCACCGGAATTAACTTTTAGGGCTTGATCTGCTGAACCTAATGCAAGTTTAGCTAGTGTGTCAGTACCGCTTGCATAAAGAAGATCGCCCGTGGTGTACCCGGTTTGACCTGTGCCGCCGTTTTCTTCACCGAGCGTACCTGCAATAGTGACGGTTCCAGAACTAGTAATAGGGCCACCAGAAGTGGTGAGGCCCGTAGTGCCGCCAGAGACATCTACACTTGTTACCGAGCCTACTGCTGCACTTTGGTACTCAAGAGCCGTGCCCCCAGAGTTAACCGCAAGCACTTGGTTAGCTGTACCTAGCGTTGTGAGGTTTGTACCACCGTTGGCTACTGGGAGGGTTCCCGTCACGTTAGTCGTTAAATCAACGTACGTAGTTGAAGTAGACCCCGTACCGCCATTAGCGATAGGAAGAGTGCCTGTAACTTGAGAAGTCAGATCGACGTTAGCTAGTGTGCCCCCGAGTGTGAGGTTGCCTGAACTAGTAACCGTGCCCGTAAGAGTCAGACCGTTTACTGTGCCCGTACCGCCTACGCTAGTAACCGTACCGCCTGCTTCTGTTGGGTTAGCATTAAATACCGCAGCCCCTGCACCTGCACCGTCTGTAACGACCATAACCTTAGAGCCATTAGCCACGTTTACCGTAGCGCCTGAACCCTGCTTGATCGTAATGATCTGACTGCCTGTAGTGGCGTTCTCAATTATCCACGTCTTGGATACCGTGTTTGGCCCAAGCGTAATCTCACGAGTCGCTGTTAGCGATACTGCCGAAGTAAACTTGAGGTACAGAGAGCGCGTGGCATCTGCTGTAGCGTCCGGCATTGTGAAGGTTTCGTTGGCGTCAGCCGCCATTTCCTTTGTGCCGTAGCTAAAACCGTCGGCAATTAGCTCAAGGTTAGTGTTGGTACTAGTACCCCAAGTGCCGTCTTCGTCGCCGGTTGTGATCTCTTTTAGCCGTAAATTATTTATATAAGTAGCCATTGGGGCACTCCAGTTATACTAATGTGCTTCCGCCAGCGGGCGGCACGCTTGTCGCGTAAATCTTTGTATTCTGACGTAAGTTTAGTGC